TATATCTTTCATTAAAAACTTTCAATGCTTCTTTTATCATGTCGTTGTGATTATGATATTTCATTTCTGACACTGAAACATTATCTAATACAGAACCAAGTCTTTCTTCCGACAAATGATCTGTTATTTTCTTTTTTGCAACCATAACTTTTTCAAGATCAACTGAACATCCACACTTTTGTTCTATCAATAATGATATGCAATCATATATTTCATTCTCATCTATAATATTATTGGTCTTTACATATTTGTTATCATAGACGTATTTTTTATATGCTTCTAAAGTAATATCAAGCTCTTCCTTTGTGAGATCAACATATGCTTCTAATACCATATCGATGAATTCATCTGTCGAATCTTTTTGTATGTGAGATTCATACAAATAATTATATGTTACAGCAATTAGTGGTAGAGCTGGATATTTCCCATAGAATTCAATTAATCCGGACAAAGCTTCAGCAAGCACTGATTCATCATTTGAATAGTGCAATTCGACCAATTTATTGTATATTGTTTTGTCTAGTGACCCAATATTAACCATTACAGCTCCTTTTAACTAAGAATTTTTCTAGTTTTGTTCATTTCTTCTTCAAGCAGACCAAGACTCATCTCATCATATAATATTTCATAATTTGTTCGTTTTATTGCGGTCTGCATGTCTTCTTCTGGATTACGTAATTCTTCAGTTTCATCAGAATCATTATCTTTGTCACCTAGCTTGTTGGTGAAATCAACATCTGATTTATCTTCATCTTCACTAACATTTTCTATTTGTAGTTTTATTTTTCCTTCTGAGAATTGCTGTTTAAGATTCAATTCTATCTCACTATCACTCCATCCCATTATTTCTCTTAGACACCACGTTAAAGATGAAATGCTCATCCCGTCTGGATCCCATAGATCACTAATCAAGCTTGCTTTTTCACTAAGTAATTCAAGTTTTTGTAATTCATATTGAGTTGATGGGTTATTAAGTGAAAGTTCAAAATCAAATATCTTGTCTTTTTTGCCCAACACAAACAAATGGATGATTGCTGCTCTTTTAAGAACAGACAAGAATGATTTTTGAACTCTAGTAATAGTACGTGAGAATCTTACATCTTTTTGGGCAAGAGTTCCATCTCCTAAAAACGCAACTTCATCACTATAATTCAAATAAGCTCTTGGAACTTTCAATGCAGCAAACAGATTTTGTTGCAAGTATTCAATATCCGCTATTTCATCAAGATTATCGGCACCCGGAAGTGTATCCACCTCATTGTTTTGATCTCCACGTCTTGGGATGAAATAATCTTCGTCAATTGCCATCGGATTAACTTTTAGATCAAAATTTCCAGTCGTCACGCTCGACGATGGATGCAGCGATCTTTTCATCGTATTTTTTACTTGAGCCATGAAATCTGGAACAGCTTCTGGCTCAATATTTCCAACATCAATATAAAACACTCTACGCTCTGGAGCACGAGTTATTCTATAAATCAACATCGCATCTTCAGACATTGTAAGTTGTTTCCAAATCTTACGCGCTGATTCCAACATAGATGTTCCGTATGGAAATCTTTTTACATTGTTTAATAATCTAAAATGACAAATCTGCCAAGAGTCAAAATCAAGATCTTCATCTTCCCATCTATATTTTGTTGATTGAGTATTTCCATCATATGCTTCAAGTCTTTTTATTGCTGGAGTTGGTAAAGGAAGCCAATTGATAATTCCGTACGTATCGTCAACGTCGAGTGCCATATAATTATCACCATATTTGCACATCTCTCTAATAATAAGCCATGCCGATTCTGCGATTTGAAGCCTGTTATAAAACAAATCTTCAAGAATATTTTTTACTTCCAAATCGTTTGTATCAATTGTTAGTATTTGGTCAGAAAAATCAGAAGTCAAACATTCATCAGCGTAAATATCCAAAGTTGCTGCTATTTCTGGTTTATATTCCATTGCTTCAAAATCTTGATATGCATGTTGTCTATCGATGTCGATATATAATGACTGCTCAAGAATATTTGTCGATATTTTTTCAAACTGCTTCTGTAAAATAGCTTTTGTATGTGGATCTGGTGGTTTAACATCTCTTGTTGTCTTTATATCTAAATCTATTCCCCTACTTATATGAGGATCTTTCATTAACTTTGTCAACATATGAAAAATACTTTTGCTAGCCATTATTTCTCCTATTTTCCTAACAACCAACGAACGTCTTGTCCATCTGGTGTAATAAACGGATTGGTTCGTTCCCCAAACCCTTTTGAAACTCCAAGACCATAATCGTCCAAAGTATTACCATCATCCTTACTAAAACTTGCCAATATAGATTCCGTCATTTCCCTACTATTAATTATTGCTTTCACATGTGTTGCTCTTATAAATAATGCTATAGACATGGCCATGATCAAGTCGTCTTGATATCCCGGCAAATGATCTGGTCTTCCGTTAATATACTGAAATGTTGGTATTTCATCAAATAATCTACTAGAATGCATCAACACATTCTGATTTCTCATATCTGCTTCGAATTGCGAAATAATTAGTGGTCTTGTAACAGAAGTTGTTTGAAAACCGGGTATCTTACCACCTTCTTTATAGTAATTTGTGAATTGTTCATGAGTCTTTTTAAATGATTCTGAAAAATGAATGTTCGGATATTTCTTTTCAACCAGTCTTAAAGCAGTTGCATATCCTATGCCATTCGAATCAGGAATAATTAAAGCGTTATTATATTCTTTTCCTAGTGTTATTAAGAAATCACCAAACACGTCTGGTGGTATTTTACCTCTATATTCTGCACATTGTTCATTTTTCTCATCAAGTGACAAAACTTGTGCGGTACTAAAATCCGCTGCATCTCCACGCGAAACATCAGCACCAATTATATAACGCATTTCCTTTTCTGGTTCGCGCCATACCCAAAGATTATCGTTGATAAATGCTGTGAGTTTTGGTGGTCTAATATTGTCTTCATGTAGTTTCATCACTTTTTCACTAATAACATTATCGCCAGAAGACAAAAATTCACCGTCAAGTTCCTGTGCGATTTTTGTTTCTGAATTATTGAGTCTTTTACATTCTCCTCTATACCATGGAGATGTCAACTTTCCTGTTAAGTCATGTTCCATCCCTTGATTAAATACTGGATGCAATGACCAGTGATAAAACTCATAGTGAAATTCGTTTTCCATATCTCTAGCACTAATGCACATCTGATGGAAGAAATTTCCTATACCACGTGGAGTAGATAAGATTATTGCTGCTCCACCATGAGCAAGTGTTGATCCAGCAGATGTCCAAATTTCATCTGCCAATTCCGATTTGATTTGTGCTGCTTCATCAACAACCAACAATGACAACGCATCTGAACGTCCAGCATCTTCTGTGGTTGCAACTGCCTCAACATTTGACCCATTTGATAATTCAAGCGATGTTTTGTTGTCAGACATAACCTCTGGTCTTAGTATTTCTGGTGTGGCCTTAATTATTCTTTTTACTTTTCGCAGGAATTTTTGTGCATTTCTTTGTTTGTTAGATAAAATCAATACATCTTTATCGTTGTTGAACATGACAAAATGAGCAACATGACCAGCAACTATGGTTGAATCCCCCATCTGCCTTGACTTATTGTGTATATTATGTCTATATGACCAGAAATCGCGAATAATCTGTTTTTGAAAATCGTATAATTTGAATGATATTAATCCTTTTGTTGGGTGAGTAATTTTGGCGTATCTATTCAAAAAATATATTTCACCCTTAGCACCATCTTTAATTCTAGTTGTTTCCTCAATTAAGTCTTCTATTGTTTTAATTGTTTCCACAAATTCTCCTATTAAACAATTTATTTTCCCCTAAATAGTATTAATATTTATGTAAACTTACCGATATGTTACAATGATTATGTCATTCAAACAAAATGGAGGAATATTATGGCACGCAGTAAACGAGACATTGAGCTTGATTCTTTGGGCAACAAATTATGCAAAACTCGCACAAAGAAGAAAAAGTTACTACAGTCGGAGAAAGAACTTACTACAAACATTAAATCACTGATGGGAAAGAAATTAAAGTATGAAGGGCAATTATCAATAATTAATCTATCAAAATCTGCAACAACAAAATATGAAACAACAGTAATTGCAGAATTGTTTCCGGAAAATGTTGATGAGTTTGTTGAGAGTGGCGTTTTATCGATTGACAAGAAAAAATTGCATGCTTGGTGTGACCTTAACGGTTATGAAGTTCCAAGCAAGTTTCTTGTTGAAACACGGACAGACATCCGTGTATTGGCTGAGGCAAAAGCCTCATAATGAAGGATGAGAAGATGAAAGAGCAGCAAATTTTTGTCATTTGGGATCTAAAGAAAAACAACTTTGCACAGAAGAAACCAAAGTTTTACAAGAAGTATGATTGGGCTAATACGGCAAATAAGAAATTGAATGAGGCAAGTGAAGTCGATGGCAGATTCACTATTGTTCAATTCTCAGCAGACATGTCTGAAGTTGAAGCAAACTTGATCACTGACTAGATTGTTTTGGGGGAAGTTTCGGCTTCCCCCAATTCATATTATCTTGGATCAAACGTTTCAGCAAATTTAAACAAAACAATTCCAACAACAAATCCAAAAATAATCAACAAATATGGTTTGATGGTATATGAAACAACAACGCACATCAATTTCAATACACCAATTCCCAAAAGCCACATAACACTAACAAGTAAAACTGATGCAACTATCGAAATCGCAGCAACTACCATAGGATTAGAATACCATGATGTTATTTCTTCGTCT